CTATGTAGCCCCAACTCAGGGGCAGGCTCGCGATATTATGTGGCAGACCCTTATGGAGCTAGGCCACCCCGTAATCGCGGGATCTCATATCAACAATCTTCAAATTAAGCTGGTAAACGGTGCCACCATTAGCCTTAAGGGTGCTGACAGACCAGAAACCATGCGCGGTGTGTCCCTAAAGTTTCTTGTAATGGACGAATACGCCGACATGAAGCCCGACGTATGGGAGCAGATTCTAAGACCAGCGTTGGCTGACCAAAAAGGCTCGGCGTTGTTTATCGGAACTCCGATGGGTAGAAACCATTTCTACGAACTTTATAAGTATGCGGAGTTAAACGATGATGAAACCTATAAGGCGTGGCATTTTACGAGCTACGACAACTCGATATTGGATGCAAAAGAAATAGATTTAGCAAAGAAATCTATGTCCAGTTATGCCTTTAGGCAAGAGTTTATGGCGTCATTTGAAGCTAGAGGCTCCGAGATGTTTAAAGAAGATTGGATTCGTTTTGGTGACACACCGGACGAAGGCGATTATTATATCGCCGTTGACTTAGCAGGCTTTGAGGATATAAACAAAAAGCGCACTAAAAACACCAAGTTAGATGAAACAGCTATAGCAGTGGCTAAGGTTAGCCCCGATGGCTGGCACGTTGAGAATATAATTTATGGTCGCTGGGATCTTAATGAAACGGCCATGAAGATATTTCAAGCTGTTAGGGATTATCGTCCTGTCAGCGTTGGAATAGAAAAAGGTATTGCAAAACAGGCAGTAATGTCGCCGCTTACAGACTTGATGAAGCGGTACGGCACGTTTTTTCGTGTAGAAGAATTAACACACGGAAACAAAAAGAAAACAGACCGCGTAATGTGGGCATTACAAGGTCGATTTGAAAACGGTTACATACAATTAAATCGGGGCGAGTGGAACAATAGATTCCTAGATCAGCTGTTTCAGTTTCCAGATGCGCTAACACATGATGACTTAGTCGATGCTTTAGCGTATATAGACCAGTTAGCTCAGGTTGCGTATGACTACGAATACGAAATTGATGACCACGAAATCTTAGATGTGGTAGCGGGATATTAAAATGGCCGAAGAAATTTACAGTCCAGACCCATTAATGGCGCAGCAGTCGCTTGAAGAGTGGGTAATGACCAAGTGTGAAAACTGGCGTGATTACTATGAATCAAATTATGAAGAAAGTTTTGAGGAATACTATAGGTTATGGCGAGGTCAATGGGATCCTGCTGACTCCGAAAGAGCATCGGAGCGTTCTCGTATTATCTCTCCTGCGCTTCAGCAGGCTGTAGAATCTAATGTAGCTGAGCTAGAAGAGGCGACATTTGGCCGGGGTAAATGGTTTGATATTGCTGATGATGTCTTGGACAGCCAGAAGCAAGATGCCATGTATCTTAGAAAAAAACTTACCGAAGACTTTGAAGCCTGCAAAGTGCGTAAGGCAGTTGCTGAATGCTTGATTAACTCAGCGGTATTTGGCACAGGCATTGGGGAGGTAATTCTTGAAGAGATTAAAGAAATGGCTCCAGCGGCTGAGCCGATCATGGGTGGAGACCTTCAGGCTGTTGGCGTCAATATTACTGACCGTGTAGTCGTAAAGTTAAAGCCGGTATTGCCACAGAACTTTTTGATTGACCCTGTAGCGACTTCGGTTGAAGACGCATACGGCGTAGCGGTTGATGAATTTGTGAGCAAGCATAGCGTAGAGATCCTTCAAGAGCAGGGGGTATATCGTCAAGCTATGATTGATTCTGCCGCTGCTGATACTGATCTTGAGCCAGATCAAGACCTAACGATCTATAATGATGACAAGGTTCGCCTAACCAAGTATTATGGCCTTGTTCCCCGCGAGCTTTTAGAGGCCGAGGACATAGAAGTCGAAGAAGACTCTATGTACGTCGAGGCTATCGTGGTTATTGCTAACGGCGGAACATTGCTGAAAGCCGAAGCAAACCCTTACATGATGAATGATCGACCTGTCGTAGCGTTCCCTTGGGATGTCGTGCCGGGCCGCTTCTGGGGTCGTGGCGTTTGCGAGAAGGGCTATAACAGCCAGAAGGCGCTTGATACAGAGCTTAGAGCGCGTATTGATGCCCTGAGCCTAACTATTCACCCAATGCTTGCTGTGGACGCTACACGGCTTCCTAGAGGCGCTAAGCCTGAAGTCCGTCCCGGCAAGATGATTTTGACGAACGGAGACCCCCGTGAGGTTCTTCAACCATTTAACTTTGGTCAAGTTGGACAGATTACGTTTGCGCAGGCTGCGAGTTTACAGCAGATGGTTCAGCAGGCGACTGGCGCAGTTGACTCCGCAGGAATTGCTGGACAAGTTAATGGAGAAGCTACAGCTGCTGGCATATCTATGTCTTTGGGCGCCATTATTAAGCGTCATAAGCGTACTCTCATAAACTTCCAGCAGTCTTTTCTGCTGCCTTTCGTAACTAAAGCCGCCCATAGATATATGCAGTTTGACCCGGAAAACTATCCGGTAGCTGACTATAAGTTTACGGCAACCAGTACGCTAGGCATTATTGCTAGAGAATACGAAGTAACTCAGTTGGTGCAGTTGCTTCAAACCATGCAGCAGGACAGCCCGTTGTATCCTGTTCTTATCCAAAGCATTATTGACAACATGAACCTGAGCAACCGCGAAGAGTTGATTGCGGCAATGCAACAGGCTGGACAACCTAATCCACAGGCCCAGCAAATGGCGATGATGGCTCAGCAGACACAGCTGGCCCTTCAGCAGAGCCAGACCAACGCACTTAATGGTCAAGCGGCAGAGTCGCAGGCCAGAGCAGCTAAACTTGCTGTAGAGGCGCGGATAGCGCCTGAAGAGCTTGAGATTGACAAGATCAATGCAATCACCCGAAACCTGAAAGAAGGCGATCAAGAGGACAAAGAGTTTGAGCGCCGATTGAAGGTTGCTGATAGGCTTTTAAAGAAACGACAGCTAGAGGCTAAGCCAACCAATGTTAATGACACCAACGGAAATGAACAAACTGCTAGGCCAAATCAACCAAGCGTTCAAGGATCAGGAAGACAAAATAACATGGCTCCAGAAGCGCTTAGACTCCTTGGAGGAGAAGGTTAATGGCGAAGAAAAAAGATCCAAAGCTGGAGCGCGCGGGCGTAAGCGGGTACAACAAACCGAAGCGAACTCCGAGCCATCCGACCAAGAAGTTTGTAGTAGTAGCGAAGGTGGGCGACAAGACTAAGACCATTCGCTTTGGCGATGCCAAGATGACTATTAAGAAAGACCAGCCCGCTAGGCGAAAGTCTTTCCGGGCTAGGCATAAGTGTGATACAAGCCCCCCGAGCAAGCTGACAGCAAGATATTGGTCTTGTAAAAAGTGGTGATGATATGAAGGTTAAGGCGCCAGAAGGCTATCACTGGATGAAGTCAGGCAAGTCATTTAAGCTGATGAAAGACCCGTCAGGTGGCTATAAGCCGCATAAAGGCGCGTCTAAGTCAGCAAACTTTGAAGTACAAAAAGTCCACAAGGGCAAGTAGGAGGCGGTTATGGGTTACGGAATAGGCGCATACAAGTCAAAGCCAGCCAAGAAGAAGAAAAAAGTTAAGAAAAAGGCAAAAAAGTAATGCCGGCCAAAAAGAAGTCTGGGAGTCCAACGCCTAAGAATAAAGCGCTGTATGCCCGCGTAAAGGCTGAAGCCAAGAAAAAGTTTGACGTATACCCAAGTGCTTACGCCAATGCGTGGTTAGTGCGAGAGTATAAAAAGCGCGGCGGAACGTATGCCTAAGTCAAAGGGCGGGTTAACCAAGTGGTTTAACGAGGAATGGGTCGATATTAAGACGGGCAAGCCTTGTGGCCGTAAAAAGGCTAAAGGCTCAAAACGTCCATACCCAGCCTGCAGACCTAAGAAAGTAGCTGCAAAAATGACAAAGGCAGAGAAAGATGCCGCTAAGGCTAAGAAAACAGGGCCAAAGCGAATAAAATATGCGGTCACTGCATCGGGTCGCAGGCGAAAAACAACAAAGAAGTCTTGACGTTTATTCCGCAAAGATATACAACGCAACTTTGAGATAACCTCATGGCCTCAATGGACAAAGAAGTAGAAGAGTATTACAGCAAATACTTTGACCTGTTTCGGACGGAAGGTTGGAAACAGTTAATCGAAGAGCTAAAACAAAACGCTATGCTTATTAATAGCGTTGAAAACACAAAAGATAGCGAAGACCTGTTTATTCGCAAAGGTCAGCTAAAAGTGTTGGCATATTTGTTGAACTTTGAAAACAATATGGAAACTAGTTTTAACGAGCTAGAAAAAGAAAATGAAGGTATTTGACTTTCGTTGTAAGAATGGTCATATCTTTGAAGAATTTGTAGAAGGCACAACTACAACCAGTAGGTGCGGTTGTGGCGCCAATGCTACAAAAATCGTTTCGGCGACAAGGTGTGTACTAGATGGATCTACCGGAGATTTTCCCGGCAGGCACATGAAGTGGGTACGCGAACACGAAGAAGCCGGGCGACGTGGTAGAGAGGCCCGCCGAGAGGAGGGCTAATTAATGTGTAATCTCCATAACCTTACAAAAGGCGGGGCTATTTAATGATGTCAAGAGCGACACTAATTGATGAGCGTCAGGAAGTAGAGGAAACCGAAACAACAGACGAGTTAATTCACGATTCTGTCGAGACTCCTGAAGAGGAGCAATCTCAAGAATCTAGCGTTCCAGACAAGTATCAAGGTAAATCTGTTGAAGAATTAGTACAGATGCACCAAGAGCTTGAGCGATTTTCAGGCAAGCAAAGCGCTGAAGTCGGGGAAACGCGAAAAGAAGTTAGCGAGCTGCGGAATCTGGTTGATAGCTACATTCAGACACAACTCTCACCGGCACCTGAAACACAGCGGGATGATGACAACAAAGATGATGTTGATTTTTTTGTTGATCCTCAAACAGCTGTAAACCGAGCAATAGACAATCACCCCAAGATTAGGGAAGCCGAGGCTTACACACGGCAGTACAAACAGCAGACAGCGTTAGCGCAATTGAAATCTAGTCATCCTGACATGGAGAGTATTTTGCAGGACACAAAGTTTGCTGAGTGGATCAAGGGGTCGAAAGTCCGAACACAGTTGTTTGTTCAGGCGGATAAGGGCTATGACTACGATGCCGCGAACGAGTTGTTTAATCTCTGGAAGGAGAAGAATCAAGTTGTTCAGCAAACTGCTCAGGCAGAAAGGGTAGCGCGTCAGAGTGCAGTTAAATCAGCCAACACAGGCAATGCTCGCGGAGCAGCTGAAGGGTCAAGGAAGAAAGTTTATCGTCGTGCTGACATTATTAAATTGATGAAGACCGACCCTGACCGTTACAACGCTTTATCTGATGAGATACTAAAAGCATACGCGGAGGGTCGAGTTCGTTAGCCTTAAAGGAGATTTATCATGGCTACAGCAACTTACCCCGGCGCGGCGGGTAATACCGCCCTAACAGAAGCGGCAACTTTTGTACCAGAAATCTGGTCAGACGAAATTATTGCTGCTTATCAGAAAAACTTGAAGATGGCTCCCCTTGTCAAGCGTCTTGCTATGACTGGCAAGAAGGGTGACGTTATTCATATCCCTAAGCCTACTCGTGGCGATGCCAATGCTAAAGCGGCTGACACTGCGGTAACTATCATTGCAAACACCGAGTCAGAGTTGCAGGTTACTATTAACCGGCACTTTGAATACTCACGTCTGATTGAGGACATCGTAGAGGTGCAGGCTCTGTCATCTTTGCGTCAGTTCTACACTGAAGACGCTGGTTATGCTCTGGCTGTGCAGGTTGACAATGACCTTCACGCAGCTGGCACTGGTTTTGGTGACGGTGGCGCTATCGTATTTAGCCCTGCTCCAACTGACTACCAGCACACTGGTTGTTTCTTCAATGATGGTGGTACTACCACTCAGTACACCGACGACACTCTGGTAGCTGGCGACGAGTTCACGGACGCATTTTTCCGTGACATGATCCAGAAGCTGGATGACAACAACGTACCGATGGAAAATCGTAACCTGATTATCCCGCCCGCTACGCGCAACGCTATCATGGGCATCGACCGATATGTGTCTTCTGACTTCGTATCTGGCGGTACTGTTAATAATGGCCTGATCGGCAACCTGTATGGTGTAGACGTTTACGTTTCTGCCAACTGCCGAACCATTGAGTCTGCAGCTGACAACACTGTTGGATCTGTTGACACTCGTGCAGCGCTGCTGTTCCACAACGAAGCTGTTGTGATGGCAGAGCAAATGGCCGTTCGCTCACAGACTCAGTACAAGCAGGAATACCTCTCTACGCTGTACACCGCTGACACCCTGTATGGTGTTCAAGTGTATCGCCCAGAAGCTGGTTTTGTCCTCGCAGTACCGTCTGCGTAAATCCTTCGGGGGCTTCGGCCCCCTTTTACTTAAGCGCCTGTATGCGGGTGTTTAATTAAAATGCAAGCGGATAGGAAAAATTATGTCCAACTATACAAAGTCAACAAACTTTACGGCTAAGGACTCGCTACCTACAGGCGATACCAATAAGGTTATCCGTGGCTCAGAGTTCGATACTGAATTTAGTGCTATTGCTGTAGCTGTTGCTACTAAGTCTGATCTGTCAGCACCTACGTTTACTGGTGAAGCAACCTTTGCTGATCTTACGGCAACAGGCACAGTAAACTTTAGCTCTGCTACAGTTTCTAATTTAGGCGCTGTTACAACCGCTGACATTAACGGCGGCACTATCGACGGTGTAACTATTGGTGGTACAACCCCCGGTGCAGGAACCTTTAGCTCACTGGTAGCAACTACAGCAGATATTAACGCTGGTACTATTGACAACGCGGTTATTGGCGGTTCTACCCCAGCAGCAGGGACGTTTACTGCTGTTGCAGGCACTACAGGTACGTTTTCTGGAGCCGTGTCAGGGACTACAGGCACGTTTTCTGGTGCTGTCACAGGCTCAAACTTAAACATTGCTAACTGGGATACTGCGTACGGCTGGGGCAACCATGCTTCTGCGGGATACCTAACTAGCGTAGATTTTTCTGACATTAGTGCTGGTGCTATTACTACGTCTAGTGAGACGTTTGCAGATAGCGATACACAGATTCCTACCAATGCTGCTGTTATTGACTACGTTGCGGCTACGATTCCTCTGATTTCAGAGATTAACGATTTAACAGCTAGTGTTACTTGGGCTGATGTGCCTGATGCAAACATTACACAGTCATCTGTTACCCAGCATGAAGCTGCATTGTCTATTGCTGCAACTCAGCTTACAGGCAACATTACTGTTCCGGGTAACGTCTATCTGGCTCCGTCTGGTACAGGGTTTACAGAGCTGCGTGGTAACACTAACGCCGGTGCTATCCGGTTTAACTGTGAAGTAAACACTCACGGCGTAACGCTTAAAGGCCCGCCTCACTCAGCGTCAGCTACCTACGAGCTTGAGCTTCCTGATGCAGATGGTTCTGCTGGGCAGTTCTTGAAGACAGATGGTAGCGGCAAACTCAGCTTTGACACTGTATCTGTTAACAACATTTCTGGTGACGTAACGATTACTGGTGAGTTGTTGGCTGATAGCTACAACGAAAAGTTTAAGCGGGTTTCTAGTGTTGTTACTACTACTGCTAGTTCAACAATGACCGATTGGTCTTATGAATCAAAAAGTCTTTCAGTAGCTAGTCAAGACGGCATACCAAATGGTATGGCTTTTAATAATGACGGAACTAAACTTTATATTTCAGGAAATTCTAACGACACTATTTATCAGTATGCTTTAACAACTGCATATGATGTCAGCACAGGATCTTACGAATCTAAAAGTTTTAGTGTTGCGACTCAATTAACTGGCCCATGCGGATTGGCGTTTAATACAAGCGGCACAAAGATGTACGTCCAAGATTTTAATGCTGATACTGTTTTTCAATATAGTCTTAGCACTGCTTTTGATGTAAGCACTGCTTCTTATGACTCTGTAAGTTTAGATGCTTCTGGACAAGATACGTCTACTCAGGCAATGGTTTTTAAGCCTGATGGAACATCTTTATTTATTGCTGGAAATACCAACGACACTGTTTATCAATATGATTTAACAACTGCGTTTGACCTAAGCACTGCTAGTTATGCGTCTAAAAGTTTTAATGCTTCAACCCAAGTTACAACTGCCGCAGGAATTGGTTTTACTGATAGCGGAACAAAAATGTATGTTTTGGATGCTAGTGACCAAGATATACATCAATACACACTTACAACAGCTTATGACGTAAGCACTGCAAGCTATGCTTCAGCAAGTTTTGATACAACTAGTCAAGATAGTTCTGCCTTTGGTATGGTTTTTAAACCAGACGGAACAAAGCTGTACGTAGTAGGAAGAACAAATGATGCTGTTTTTCAATATGAAACTACATCTTTAGCTGTTAGCACAACCTTTGACTGCGAAGATGCCAACGTCTTTGAAACAGAGCTAGACGCAAACACTACTGTAGTCTTTAGCAATCCTCCTGCGAGTGGGGCGACTGTTGTTGCTGGTTACAATTTAAGTATTGCGTCTTATGATTCCAAAAGTTTTAGTGTGGCAAGTCAAGATACAACTCCTAGAACCATTAGGTTTAATTCTACTGGAACAAAAATGTTTTTGCTTGGAAGCGCTAATGATTCGCTTTATCAATATAGCCTTAGCACTGCATATGACGTTAGTACAGCAAGTTACGATAGCGTTAGTTTTAGCGTAGCTACTCAAGATGCAGGGCCAGTAGATTTTTCTTTTAATTCTGACGGCACAAAATTGTTTATGGTTGGACTTTCTACTGACACTATTTATCAATACAGTCTTAGCACTGCTTTTGATTTAAGCACTATTAGTTACGACAGTGTTAGTTTTGATGTATCTAGTCAAGATACCTTACCGCTAGGCATAACGTTTAACACTGACGGTACAAAATTGTTTGTTGCTGGAAACACTAACGACAGTGTTTTTCAATATAGTCTTAGCACTGGTTTTGATCTTAGTACAGCATCATACGACTCAGTTAGTTTTAGTGTGACCAGTCAGGACACATCGCCCGGAACAATAGCGTTTAATTCTGACGGAACAAAAATGTTTGTGGCTGGTTATGTAACTGAGACTATATATCAATATAACTTAACAACTGGATTTGATATTAGTACAGCATCTTACGCTTCCGTTAGTTTCAGTGTAGCTAGTCAAGACGCTACATTGTTAGGGTTTAGTTTTAATTCTGACGGAACAAAAATGTACGTTTCGGGCAGTGCCAACGACTCTGTTTACCAATACACAACAGGCACATCAGTCATCAACGACAGCACAGCCTACGGTATGTCGCTCAAGGTTGTCCAAGACTCTGGAGCCTCTGGGTACACCGTAACGTGGCCTACGTCTGTTAAGTGGCCTGCGGCTACAGCACCTACGTTGACAGCTACAGCATCTGCTGAAGATCAATTTGTGTTCTACACGAAAGACGGTGGAACTAACTGGTACGGGTTTACAGCGGGGCAAGCCTTAGCATGAGTGTATCTCGGATAATCCAACAGGCGGCTGCTGGTAACGCTGGTGGTGGAGCATTATACGCTGACGATGTATTTTCGACGTATTTGTA